ACCACGGATCATTCTAGCCTGTGCATCACTGATTTCATTGTGCATGACTGCTAGGCCGCCAATACTGAGTGCATCAAATATGCCTTCGGTCACAATCACATGTTGCCAGTCTGGATGCTGTAAGTCAGTGCCGAACACATACCCTGGCTGCACATCAGAAATAAATTTAGGAATCTTGTTGTCAATAAATCTTGAAGTGTAGCCTACAATTTTGTTTTCGTGTGTGAACGGCACAATTACACAAGGTCTGGTCCAGTGAACTCCATCGGTGCGGATAGGAGTCATCATGGGAAAGTCTTCAGGTACACGTCGATCACGAATGTAGTCCCAGTACCTAGGATGTTCCTGTGTGATCAATTCACTGCCCGGTGGCAGCTCACGTTCTTCAAAATCAATGCCTTGTAATACACTGAACACACGTTGTCGGTCTTCTACAATGCCGTAGATACTACGATGGCGTAAACTTTCCAAGTTAGCCAGTTCAATATCTCGTTCAGGCACACCCAGCCAACTCAAGAGCCTACGGGCCTTGAAGCTCACAGAGCGGCCAAGGATAAAGCTGGCGGTGTAGCCGCAATTGAAACAGTGATAGCTCCAGCCTTGTTCGTTTGTTTTGATTCCGCCTCGTTGACGTCGGTCTGGGCTGTTGCCGTTGTGATGACAACATGGAGCGTTGAAACTGACCCACCCACTGGGACTGGCTTTGCGTTTTGCAGGTAGGTATTGAACAATATCAAGCATCTGCTTATTATAGCAGAGTTTGTATCAACGGTACATCAAATTGGTCACTGTACCATTGTTAATGATAACATTGGCCATGAGCGTGTTACCAAAAGTAATAGGCAGATATCCAGAGCCGCCATCGATCACAGTTATTGGCCCACAGGTGCCATCGCTGGCCAAACTAGCCACAGCCCGTGCGCCGGCACCGTTGCCTACAATAACAACATTGGGCGGAGCAACATAGTTGCTGCCTGGGTTGTTGAGAGTAATTCCTGTGACCACTCCGTTGACCACTGTGGCACTGGCCTGCGCACCCCATCCCTGACTTTGGTTAAACGACAAACGAAGCAAGGGGTGGAACCCTGCTACATTAAGATAGACTGTACTGGTCTCGTCAAAATACTGTGTAGAATCTGTAACGTTGTACCAGGGCGACTCGTAGTCTTCGGCTGCTTGCGCTTTGATTGTTCCTGTGAAATGGGTGAGTTCCATTTTAAACGTGGTCAAACTAGCACCCAAGGTAGGTATATGACTGCTGTAAAACTCAGTCTGTTGCAAATAATTCAATGGTTGCGGAGTCAGTGCCCAGTCTGGCCAACCCGAAGGTGGATTTGCTGGCCAGGAAGTAGGACCATAGATAGTGGGTATGGTCAAATTTACACTGTCTTGAAACTGCGGAAACACTGAGTCCACAATGTTGGCATCGCCGCGGGCACCTGAATTGTCATCTACAAACACAGCCTGTACATAGTTTCCAGCTGATCGTTGGATGCTGTAACTGGCCGGTTGTGCCAGCAGGTTAATAGTATCGGTAGTGTTTAACACTACTTTGACACGTCCAGTGCTGGCACTGAGTACTTCCATGTCCTTGGACAGCAACAGTTCATTGCCGTTTTGACCGATTAGACGGAATACAAAATTGCTGCCAGTGATGTTTACTGGCTTTTGATCTTGATTGATGAATTCAAACAAAAGCACGTTGTCCACGCCCTTGTTTATGGTTAAATATTTTGCGTACACTGGGTCATACCTCACAGTAAAGTAACCACCACTGGTGTCAACTAACAAAACTCTGGTTATCTGCTGGTATAAGTAAACGGTGGTTGAATACATGGTGATCCTCAAATAATATTTATGGGCAGTGATATCTTTGCAAAATTGGCTGAAAAATACCCTTTCATAACGCTGTGCGTCTATGCTAACAACGAATACGTAGGGGTAGTACAAAACAGAGACGACTCTGTTACAACAATCTACGACTTTGGGGCTATTGTTAGCCAGCAAGACAAGATGATGTTTCTAGATTTAGCTACTACTTGGTGGTGGGAAAGCAATCGTAGTATACCCATAAACATATTCTTACGCGGAGATTGGGACAGATTCCGACATACCCTACGCACATTCAGTAACAAAGATTTAGAAATTATTCACGGACCTGTTTGCAGTCTCAGCGATATTACCCGTAAAAAGGTCAAACGCAAGAGTATTACCCTGGTCAAACGTCTTGGTTGAGAAGATTCATATGCAGTGCTACCAAGGCTGCGTAACTGATCGCATGTGCCTTTTTGAATGTGTATCCCCGACTAGTATCTCCATCCCACACTGACGCAAACACTTCTGCCCAGGGTTGCCGTTGTAGGTGTGCTTTACCTGGACGAATAATTGATATAAAAGCAGCCAGTCTTGGTATGCTGTCTGGCTTCATTTCTTTTAACAAATCATAGTAATTGCCCACGTGCGCCAACTGGCCGACCCAGTGCGCATCAGTCCACAGTCGACTCCAAGGAGGAGTTGCTGCCAACATAGCTTCATAGTGTTCAGGACTCTGAATCAAGCTGTACACACTCATGTTCAGGAAGTCCAGCTTGAAGTAGCCACGTTGTTCTGCTGTTTCATAATCAATGGCCGCACACTGGTTCACCGGATCTTGCGGAATGTCAGTGACATACACTCCCGAATTGTGCCGTCGCCCATCGCTTTGTCGTGCGGCTGTGTGCTGAATCAAATTCAGCACAGCATTTCGGTCAGCAAAGTCCAAGTCAATATCTGCGCTCATTTTGTATCACACAATGCCATGGCTATCTTTAGTGCATCTTCGGCTCGATCACGTGCCAGCAAAGCATCTGCTACCGTGGGGTGTGTTCGAGCTAACGCTTGCATACGCTCTTCCTCGACCATTTTAGTTTGTGCCCATTGTATAATTTCTCTAGTCTCGTTGTCTAGCTCAATTTGCGGATAACTAGATGTCATGGGCAACCATGAGCTGCCATCATACACTTCAATATTGTGACCGTTGTACCGTACCATGCCGGCACTGGGTCGACTCATGTCTACGTAAGGTGAATTGTACACATTGCCTGCAATGTGTATTCCTTGTCCGCCTGTGATATTTCTAATCATATTACCATCCTGCTTGAGTTAGTATTTCTTGAGCATACAGTTTATCTTTGGGGTGCTCTTTGAATTTCTTTTGCCATACATCAGAATTGATATAGGGCCATACTATTGCCAGTTGTTCTGTGTTGAGCTCACCTAGAAATTTCTGACCAGACTCAGAATTATAAATGGCCCACGGACTGACACGACCGCTTGTTATTGCATAACATATAGCATTGGAATTGCCATAACGCAAACAGTCATGTGCTGGATGCCCTGTTTTCTCGTTCCAGTCCATGCTGTATTCTATTGATCTAGCTAGCGCATCGTCCACTGCTTCAGTTGGCAAGTAATACTGAAGATACTCTGTGTAGATCTGATCGCTGCACCAGCGGTCAATCTTTTTGTTTTGTTTTAATAACCAGTCCATAAAACGCGGCGGGTTGATTACTCGTGTATCTACACAGTAGCGTCCAAATTTTACAAAGGCCTTGTAATAAGCACTGTCAGCAAAGTCATCGAATGTCTTGGCTGCCGAAGGTTGTAGTGTACGATAAAATAGTAAAAATGCATGGAGGCCTAATTGAACTCCACGCTCGCTCTTTTCTAATCTACGTCTCTTGCGTTCACACATGTGCACCAGTACACTGCTTTCGCGTACAAATGTCTTGTTACAAAACTCGCAGACAAATTTATTTTGTGTCTGTTCCATGCTTGCGCAAATACTCATCTAATTCTTTTTTGGTTGTAATGGTAGCCAATAGATCTAGTTCGTCACTTTTGTAATTCGGGAATAGTTCAGCCAGTTGTTTACGAACAGCACCACTACCTTCTTTCTTTTTAGGCGAGATCCAATTGTGTTTGAACGCACCCATGTCAGGACTCACTGTGGTGGCCATGAGCCATTGCAATTTTTTATGGCGTGTGGAGTTGAAACTAAAAAAGTGTTTGTTCAGTCTTTCGTTGGTTGAAATCACATAGAACTCCTGTAAGTCACGCGATCCTTCCACGCAACTTCCCCAACGGATCATCAGGAACGGAGCAAACTTTTTGCGTTCTTCATCTGTAAGCTCGTCGTAGAAGTCTCGATTCTTGCGATCAAATTGTCGCATCTCGTTGGCAATGTTTAGTTTGTCACTCATGGGGTTTTCTTTAAATTATACAACACAAACAACTGATCCAGCAACTCACGCATAGCCGGATCTGTTTCGCACATGGTCAGAACATGGTTTATTTCGCTGCGATATCCTCGCATGGCTAGGCCTGAATCGTTGTTGTCGGCCCACCCTACCATTCGTCGCTTGGTTTCGCCAAACTTACGAGCATAGATTCGATTGTCCACTCGCTCGTAGATGTAAGTTGCACCAGGAGTTAGATTGCCCATTAGTGATTCCGTTTGCCATCAAACACACAGTTGAATATCAAGTTCTGTTCGCCGTCGTTGATTACTCTATGAAATGCGCCATCGGGAATCAGGATAATGTCGCCGGCATTGACTCTGAACTTTTGTTCATTTACTATCATCATACCTGTGCCTTTTACAAAGAAGTAAACTTCTTCTTGTCCCTCATGACTATGGCCACGTGTGGCCTGTCCTCGATACAGTTTGGTTGAACTCAGCACAAGATTGTTCAAGGTCTTGTTGTCTTTCAACAAGTAGGTTTCGTTGTCTTTGACTATTTCTCCACCAACGTCGTTCACAGTATATTTCAAGTTCATAAGATCACCATGCTTTGTTGTAGTCTACAATTTCGCAGTTGCGACTGACGTCTTTGACAAAGTAAACGCATTCAGGATTGTCGCCGTCAGTAATTGGCACCGCTAACAATTGTCCATTTTTTAACTTTGGTGCATACCAAGACACTTCGTGATAGACATCTAAGATTTCAATGTCAGGAAAACTAGGTCTAAAACTACTAAGTGGGTTGAATTGGAATACCTTGAACCCACGGTCATTGATTGAAGTTAATGGTAACACTTCAAGATCACCCATGTCGGGTTCTCCTATCAGGACCTGCCAGTCCATGGGCATACGAATAGTATGTTCTCCAATGCGTAACACCAGAGCTGGCGAATTAAAACTTTCTAAAAATATTAGAGGAATAAAATAATAGTCTGGTTCAGCAGGATTAGAGTTGTCTAATATGCTGAAACGCATGTCGTCTATTTCTTCAGGAAGATGATCTAGATCGTAGGTTTGATTGTCAAGTGTAAGAATTCTCATATCATTATTTTACAGGTTCCTATACATAAAGTCAACTATATAGTATAGTATGATTACCAAAACATCAATTTATTATCAAGAAGATCTTGCACCAGCATTTGAATTGTCACCGTTTTTATCGCATGGCACCTGCACAGTATGCAACAAAAACACAGAGTTTGCAATTGACTCTGATTATCCTGACTTGTTTATGACCTACCGGGAAAGTGCTAGATGTGTGCAATGCAATCTAATAGCCAGACAACGTGTGGTCATGACTGCTGTAAAACTTTTTGCTCAGCCTGGAAATGTTGTTTACTTACAAGAACAAGTGACCAGCAGCTATGAATGGGCGGTAAAAAATCTCACTGAGTGTACTGTAATTGGCAGCGAGTATGTGCCCAATGGCGGTCCGCCTGACATACGCCACGAGAATGTCGAAAGTTTGTCATTTGCTGATGCTAGCACGGATATTATTGTGAGTCAAGATGTATTCGAACATGTGGCCAATCCCTGGCAAGGGTTTGCTGAATGTTATAGAGTGCTTATTCCTGGTGGCCGTATGTTTATGACCATTCCCTTTGCCGGCGATCCTGCTCATCTTACTGTTGATCGTGTGAAACAAGGACTACCTGATCGTTATCACGGCAATCCACTCAACGACCAAGGTAGTCTAGTGTATTCAGATTTTGGCTGGGATCTAGTGAGACGACTAAAAAAAATCGGCTTTGCAGTAGAAATGTCTGTGTATCGTTGTAGTGAACTGGGCTGGGCTAGTCCTATACTGCTGTTCGAGTTGATCAAGCCAGTTTCATCCAATCCAGTCGTTCCTGTGTGAAAGGATAATTGGCTTCTTTGTAGTAGGCTTTGCGCTTGGTCAAGTGGCGTTTAGCAAACTTGCAAGTGCTAGTTACATCCCAGATCTCCACATGATCTTTATCTTCCGCCTTACGTATGCCACGGCCAATCGACTGAATGACTCTAGTAAAACTCTTACCAGACTCAACCATAACCAAATTAAAAATACGGGGGATGTTAATACCAACAGCAGCCACCCCATATGTTGCCACAATGATTTTATCTGTTGCTTCAGCCACTTCATCATATTCGCTTTGTCTATCTTTGGATTTTGTTGCGCCCGACACAAACACCGCCCGGTCCCCTAGTCTTTCAACCAAGGCATGTCCAGCAGCCACACGATCCACCAGCACCAAGGTATTGCCTGTTTCGTTTACTTGACGGACCAATGCCGCTATAGCATCCAGTCGGCCTGACTCTTCCAGCAAATACTTTAGTTCTTTTTGATAGTCTGCAAACTCCACATGATCCATTAGTTGCACAATGTTGACGTGACACTGCGCTAACACTCCTTGCTGTTGTAATTCGTTGGCCGACAGTCTACCTATCACAGGACCCAAGCTAACCAACAGTGCTTGGCTTTCGAACTTTTCTTTTGGCACAGTACCTGTTAAACCCCAACGAATTGGCACTTGCGCCATTACACTGGTCAGCAGGGTTTTTAATGCATCTGCTTTGGCCATGTGTACTTCATCTACCATGACACATACCACACCCTCAATAAAATCCTGTATGGTGCAATCGCCTACACCGGCTTTGGTGTTCTTCAACAGCACATTGAGACTTTGCCAGGTACATATGGTATGTGTACGACCCCACTCTTTGCGATCACCAAAATATACACCAACATCCAGGCCCAAGTTTACATAATCCCGTTCAGTCTGGCGCACAAGATCTTTGTTGGGCACAATAACAATTGATCTACCATGTGCTTCCACTGCGGCACTCAGCGTAGCAGTCATAATTGTTTTGCCGGCGCCTGTGGCCACTTCTTGTATGCACTGCGGATTTTGTAGGAAGTTATTGATGATTTCAACTTGATAATCACGCAACATCACAGGCTGCCCCTCAGCAGGATGTCCTTTGGGCCAGGTCTTGTGAGCCCAGGTAAGCTCTTCCACTACATTAAAATCAAATGTATTAGAATATGTACGTTGGTCATCTAGCTCGATATCGTAGTCGTACTGTTCTAAAATAGGAATGATTTCGGGCAGTAAGTTTGTGTATGTAGATCCACCTAGTTGGAAGTAACTGACTTTGCCGTCCCATCGTCCTAGGCGTACTGCTGGAAGATACCTTGCATAAGGCACATCATATTTGAAGGTGTTTACTAATTTCTTACGACAGTCTAGATCCAGACCTTCAATCTTGATGTTGACTTCGTCACGTATTTGTATTGTGCATTGTTTCATTCTAATGTTACTTTTGTTACATGCTGGCGCTGGGCAATTTCGGCTAGTAAGGTACTGCGTGACACCGTCTCGACCAGCTGGGCAAGAGGGAAACGCAATGGTAGTGCTCTTGTATTATACACGTTTTCTATGCCACGAGCAAGGAAAAATTCTTGGTGTTCCTGTATGTATTTTGCCATGCTGGGTGTTTTAGACTCTAGGTCTTGATTGTAAAATGCCACATTGAAATCGGCACTGTAGTGATCAAATGGACGGAACGCATCGTCGCCAATGTATTGGTCATTGTCGTGCGCAAGGTCTTCTACAGTCTTGCCTATCTCAGCATAGTTCAAATACACAGTGCCAAATCGTATTTTCATTGTGCCATGTTGTCGTTGTAGCACAGGATCCAATTGTTGTGTCTTGGGCATGCCGTACCAGGTACACACAAACCTATGTGGGTTAGTACCCAGTACACTTTCACATCTATGCACTGCTATGTTTAAAGAAGCCAAGGCCTCACGAACTGGCACTGGCGCACGATGCCAGAATCTTGTGTTTTGTTGATCTAACAGTCCGTGATACTGCTCAAAGATATTGTGCAGATAGTTCAAACAATTTTGATCAAATGTAAATGGATGCCGTATGATGTACTCATAGGAGTTTATGGTTTCAATGCATTGTTTAATCATGTCAATAGCACGGGCAGTTTCCTCTGCAGGAGTGCCGAATCCATAAAATCTATCTGGATGATCTAGAGGCCACGCATCGCGCTGACTCATACGTTCTAGCCATAGCTCAGTTATGGGATTGGCTAGCAGTTGGAATCGTAGTGTTAAAGGGGAGTCATGGCCTAACTCAATAAGCAAGTGTTGAGGCATATACAAGTATATAGCACAATACAATTGAAGTCAAAAAAGCAGGTACCTTTTTAGGGGTACCTGCTGTAAAGCCTGGGCCGGAGCCAACCGTATAGTGCCCAGGAAAAAAGGAAATGAACTACCTCACCACTACCACTTGAAAACCTTGTTGCTGTTGTTCGTCTGCTTCATCTTTGGTATCCACAGCAAACAAAAACAACTCACCATCATAAATTTTGTACATAGTGTTCCTTAAAAAATAGCATTTGCGGCTGCCGCGGCATTCCAGGCGCTGAACACAATGTTCATCCAGCCCAACCCGTTGTGACCTGCTTCAAAATCTCGTTTGGCCCATTTAAGCATGAGCCAGGCAAGAAAAATATTTAAAATAGTCCAACCACTCATGCTATCACCGCAATCAAAAATATAAACAAAGCCACAACAGGGTGTCCAAACAACAAGGCCATCATGGCAAGTATAGTGCCAAAGAAAGCCTTGTCGGAG